ATTTCTCTATTAATAGTTTTTTTTACATCAACCACTTGACTCTCATTTGCTTGACTTAAAGTATTATTAAATATATTTTGTTTTACTATATTATTTTGTATTTCTCTATTAATAGTTTTTTTTATTTCACTTAATTGTGCCCCAGCTTGTACTATCATAGTTTGTGCACTTGCTAATCTACTAGTATCAATATTAACATCAGTATTATTAACTTTTTGCAAAGCAGTGATAGTTGTATTTATAGCACCAACGATATTATTTAAAGGAGTGGACATTGCATCCATAAGCATTATAGAACCTTGTATCGTTGACATTAATCCACCTCCATTATTTCTTACTAGCTTTTTCTTCAGATTGAATTCTTATCTGAATACTTGCCATTATGAATGCTTGTTCCTCTTTTGGTAGACTCAAAAATTCACTAGGCAACATATGAAACTTATGGAGGCAATAGTAAAGGATATTCGCCTCACTATCGCCCCCATTTATTAGTTTTTTGCTTCTTCAGTTAAATCTTCAAGTGTTTTAAATCCATTGATTTTTTGAACTTCTGAAAATAAGTCTTGAAACTCTCCTGGAAGTAACATAGCTGTCAATAAGTCAGGCTTGTTTTTTACTCCATAGCTGTCTTGTAATTCTTGATTTTGTAAATCTGGAAAGACAACACAAGCAGCGATTAGCATAGCAGAATATTTATTAGAATCTAATTGAGGGAATAATTGTCCTTTTTTCCCTTTTAATTCTTTAATTTCAGTGTTAGCTTCTCTTAAAATTTGATCTTCCTGTGCTGTTAAAGGTCTTATTTCCCATTCAACAACTTTTCCATCTTCATCTTTAAATCTTTCAGAAACTGCTACTTTTTTATTTTCTTTTTGTACTGCATTTTGTTTTAAGAATACTTCCATATTTGTCATATTTACTCACTCCTTATATCATCCCATCTAAAATATTAAATGGATTCTTAATTATAAAACTCTCAAAAGTAAACTTTATTTCTTCATCTAAATATTCTGCACCAGCATCAAATTTAGATAAGATTCCACCATCAGTATTGCAACCTTGGTAAAGGATAGTTTGTCTACCAGCTTTTGAAGTAGGATCTTCATTAGAAACTTCTATTTCAAAGAAAATATCCTCACCAGTATTTTGATACTTTTCCAATAATTCTCTAAAAATTGGAGCATTATAGTGAACTGTCATAGTTCCACTACCTTTACCACCAACAGATTTATTTCCTTTGCTTACTTTCCCTAAAATAGGTACTTCAGTTTTTGTTTTTTCATAACTTGCTTCAAATTTAATTGCTGTCATTAAATTGTATCTTTTACCTTCTAATGTAACATAGCATTCGCCTAAGCTACCTGATATAGCATCTTTAGCATTCATTGTTATCATATCTGCCATTCTCTATCTACCTCCTATTGAACAATAACTGTCATATAAAGAATTTCCATACAATTTACAGGATTAACTGGATCCGTAACAACTACTGATTTTTTAGTTAAACCTTTCTCAACTTTAACTTTTTTAGGATCAAAATCTTCAAGTGCTTCTATTCTTTCAAGTTCTTGATGATGTGCAACTATATCTTTCCATAATCCTTCTCTTCCAGGATTATTATTTCTGCTTTTTCCAGAATGTTTTCTATTAAACATTAAAGCGATATCATTTCCTATTTGATCTAAAATTCTTATAGTTTGATTTGATTGGAAATCATCATTTTTATATATAGTTATTGATGTATAACTATTTATATCAGTCAGCACATATGCTTCTCCAACATTGTTATGGAATAATAATTGTCCTGCTTTTATTCCATTTATTAATTCAGATTGAGTAAACTTAGTATCAACTATAAAATCTCCATCATATTTTGTATTTGTTAATGTTGCATTGACTTCACAACTTGCTTCAGCACCTGTTAGCCAATAAACCAATGATTGTTCTGGAGCACCTTCATCTTTAACTTTATTTTGTAGATTTATTACTCCTTCATAATCAGCAGGATATCTATATACAACACATTGAAGTTTTACTCCAACTTCATCTCTCATTCTTTTAGTCCATTGAACATATAATTTCTTTATAACTTCATCTTTAGAAGTACATCCAATAGTATTGAAAGAATAAGATTCAGCTAAATCTAAAAACTTTTGATGTTCAGCACCAGTTACAGTAGTCAAGTTAGCACCATTTGCCAATTTAGTTCCAGCAGTATCAGTAAGCTGAGCTGCTTTTTTGAATACAACATAATCATTATCAATTAATTCAGAAGCATTAGCAACAGTTTGAGCATCTACTTTCTTTGTTCCTAACATAGTAATAACATCTTTTTTATTAGATTCATCTATATTAGTCTTAACTATAATAGTTATGTCATTCCCTCTTGTTCCACTATATTTAGCAGTCGCATAATCATTACTTGCTTTAACACCATTACCATTTAATCTATAAAGATAAACAGTTTTAGCTTTCATAAATAAATCTCTTAAAGGTTTCATTTTTTCATCTGTATAATCATATCCAAAAAGTTTCATAGTATCTTTTTGAAAATCACTATTCTCAACTTTGAAAATGTCTCCATCTACTCCCCAATCAAGTTCAGTAGCAATAGCAGCAAAACCTCTATCAGATATATTTACTGTTGCTCTTGAAGCAGAAACGAAGTTAATATATGCTCCTGGTAAAACTTTATTTTGAGTTAAAAAAGTTCCTCCACCATTCATTATTGAACCTCCTTATTCATAAAATTTTCTATAATTTCATCTATTCTTGAAAAACTATATTCTTCATCATCTTTTAATAAAACATTCAATATATCTTTTCTATTAGAATATTTTTTACTTGCAATAATTTGTTCTTTTGAATATAGAATTTCATCATCTTTTTTTGTTTTAGTTGCCATTAGTCCCTCCTATCTGGTTTTACATCTGTTTTTAATTCTTCCATAAATGGATCTTCTTCACCTACTTTTCTTACAAATGGTTTGAAAGTTATAAAGTAATGAAGATTCCCATCTATAAACTGTGAATTTTTATCTAAGCCTCTTAATAAATCCCCTTCTTCAGTTTTGATTAATTCCAAAGTATTATTTAATTTTTGTGCCATTTCCATTAATTCCCAATTATCATCTTCATTCTTAGGAAAATACTGAATATCTAAATCTATTTTTTGTTTATATCTATTTCCTAATACTTGTTTTTCATTAGGATTTAATAGCTGAATAAAAAAGCAAGGCTCTTCAAAACCTTGCTTAATCTTATTTACATATATTTCTACTTCTGGAAATGTTTTCTCAAGAGTATTAGATATAGCACTTACCACTCTACTTAGCATTACTAAACACCTTCTTCAATATACTATCTAATTTCTTTTCTAATATAACATCCATATTTTCTTTTATTTCATTCTCTGAAATAGTTAACATAAATCTACCAGGAACCCAAGCTCTTTTTAACTTCTTTCCAAGTACAGGGACAAATCTACCTGGTGTTTGCCTGTGCCCGTACTCAACATAAGAAGCATAATGGGTAGGATTTATAACTTCAACTGAATACAAATTACCATTTTTAAAAACTTGACCTATTGTCCAGTTCCTTCTTAAATTTCCACCTCTCCTACGATATATATAGGTTACTTTTTTTGATGTTACACTTTTATAACCTTTTCTTTTTGCATTTCCATTTTTATTGTATTTTACATCTCCAGCTTTTATGCCCTTCTTTTTATTATCTCTCTTATAAGTTTGAAAATCATTTTCATAATCCCCAACTGGTGTTCTAAAAATTACTTTTCTTAATAATAAAGCTCCTAAAGATTTAACAAGGCCTGCCATTATTTCAGTCTGATTTTTTTGTATATTCTCTAAATTCTTTTTCATTACTTCTAATCCAGCCATATTAATTTTTACGGCTTGCCCCATATTAAGCTCCTTTATTATCAGTTACTAAAATAACTTCTTGATGTACTGAGTATATAGCAGGGATACCTGAAGCTTTATAGGTTTTAGATACCCCATTTCTAGTTACAACTATTTTTGAATTTTCTTTTATTTCTACTTTATTTGAAAGAAATAATTTTATAACTTGATTTGTTATAGCTATTGAAGGAGTTTCACTTGTAGAAGATATATTTTGAAATGAAATTCTACAAGGAATATTCTCTTGAACCAAAATTTCTTTAAACTCAGTTGTTTTAGTTTTTGGATCCTTTACTTTTTCAAAATTATAAATACTACAAGTATCTCTCCATAACTTTTGTAAATTTCTTACCATTGTAATCTCCTATATCTATATAGTTCATTATCTTTACCAATTAATAAATCATTTAGCATAATCTCAAAAAGTTCCTCAGGTGTTTTTACAGTATCAGAATAGGTTTCAGTTGTATCCCCTTCTTTAATAGATTTTAAAACAGAGGAGAAATCATAATCTTTAAGATCTCCATTGAGCTTTTTAAAATTAAGTATTTCTCCTACTGCTTTATCTATTAATATATATTTTAGTCCATTTGGAATGCTATCAAATGTATAATTTTGATTTGTAAAATTATTAATACTAGATAAGGCTTTATTTAAAAAATATTCTATGCTTGTAGCTTCATCTATTTTGAATAATTTTAGTTTTTCAATTACCATTTCTTTGAAATTTTCCATAATTATCCTCTTGAAATTATTCTAACTATTGGGATAGATTTGTGATCTATTACTTCTCCATCTTCTGTTTTTACTAATTCCCAGTTAGAACCTTTTTCTAATTCTGTATCATCAGGTGATATTGTAGTAGATGTTTTATAAGAAATTCCAAATGGAGCATAACACAATCTTTTTCTTGATATTAAAGTATCTTCTCCCCCATTTTTATATGGATTTCTTGCCATTTCATAAGGATGTAATGTTCCTAAATCTTCATAATCAAATGCTCCTACTCCTAGTAAATAAGTATTATATTTCATTCCTGTTGGAACTAATGCTGCATATTCACCTTCTTTAGCAGTCCATTTAGAGTCAAATTTAGCTCCATTTACTGTTGCAACGGCAACTTCTTTTTCTCCTGTTCCAGCTGTAGTAATTTTTAATGCTTCAGGGTGTGATGCTGTTACTTTTGCATATTTTTCTCCAGTAAATTTTTCAGCTGGCATAGCATCATCTATAAATACAACTCTACCATTCCAAGTAGCTAATCCTACTTCTCTTTGCATTCCATTTGCATCTGTTTGAGTAAAGTATTTTATGATTTGTAAATTTTCTAGGTTTGTAGCAACTGTTGAGTGCATAATTGCCATTTTGATAATGTTTTTATTATCTCCACAAGCTTTTTGTGATGCACTATTTAAAGTTGTCGCTCCTACTTCTCCATCTGCTCCAGCTTTTTGAGTTATATCATATGTATGTGCTTCAACAAACTTAGCTTCTTCTCCACCAGTCATTGAGAATACACCTTTTAATATTTTTATTAAAGCATTTTGATAAACTTCAGCCCAATAATCAACTAATTGAGCAGCAACATTATCCATGAAATTAACTCCACCTGTTATATCAAATGAAAAGTCTTTTTCAGTCCATGCTGCCATTCTACCAATTGTAATTACTCCTCTATTATATGTTTTAGTAGAACCTGCAGTTAAATCTGTTGAACCATTATAGTTTAAAGGCGTTCCTCCTATTTTTCCAAGCATAGGTAATACTGCATAATGAGTTCCTGTTTGGTTTGCAAAGGCATCATGTATTTCCTTGTTGCCTCTAATTGCCCCACATTTTAATAATTCATTCTTTTTAGTGTTAGGTATTCTACTAGAATACTTTCCAAATGCCTCTGCATTAAATGTTTTTGAATCGAAATATTTTGCCATTTTTCATCTTCTCCTTTTTTTATAAATTGTTAATATCTAAGTTAGGATTAGCTTCTAACATAGCTACCATTTCTGAATAAGTTTTTGGTCCATCTCCACCAGGAGTTTTATTATTTCCATCACCAGGTTTAAATCCATTTGGATTAGCTGGTTGCTTTTCAATCTCAAATAAATATGAATCTGATTTTTTCAAATTAGATAATTGTTCTTCTAATCCCACAACCTTACCATCTTTTAAATCTGCTTTTTCTAAGTCTAATAAAGCTTTTATTGCTTTTGAGTTCTTCCCTTTTGCTCCAGTAATTGCAACATCAACTGCATTGTTTAATTGTAAATCAAATAAGTCTTTTGCATATTTTTCAGCAGCACTCTTATTATCATTTTGAAGTTTCTCAATTTGAGCTTTTAATTCTTTATTATCTCCCACAGATTTTTCTAACTCTTTCAATTGCTTGTCTCTTTCTGCAAGCTGTGATTTTAAAGAATTTTTTTCTTCCACAATTTCATTAAATCTTCCTTGTGGAACCATATTTACATATTTTTCTGTTACCATTGTTGCTTGTTCTTCAGTTAGTCCTAACTTAATTAATTCATCTTTATTCATTTATTTGCTCCTTTCATTTTTAATGTTGTATGTCAACAATTTAGCTCTTATTCTTTATCGTGTACAATACTAAAAACACGAATTATCTTTATAATTATTAAAATTATTTGAAGATAATCACTCTCCTTTAAATAAAAAAGAGGAGCTTTTATAC